GGCTGGAAGAAATTTCTCGCGGTCGGGTGCAGTCACGGCGCGGAGATTTGTCCCGAGGCCCGCAAGGCCGTGCTAACGATGCGCAACGACCGGTGGAAGCCCGACACGGTGATTCATCTGGGCGATTTTCTGGACCTCGCCGCTTTTCGAGCCGGAGCCGTGCGCGATAGCAATGACTCGGACCACGCGGCGAGCGTGAGTGAGGATTTGAGCTGTGGCATGGAATTCCTGCACGAACTCCGCCCCACCCATGTGCTCTTTGGAAATCACGAGGCCCGCCTAGCAAAATTCGCCGCGTCGCCAAATGCCCTGCTCGCCCACGCAGCCACGCTCACGCTTGATAAAATTGACCACACTTTAAAACAACTGAAGGCGAAATCTCTGCCGTATCACATTCGCGCTCACTTCACCTTTGGCGGCACCAAATTTCTGCACGGCTTTATGTATAATGTCTCAGCCGTCCGCGACCACGCGGAGACCTATGGCAACTGCGTGCTCGCCCATCTGCACCGCGTGGGCTGGGAGCGCGCCCGACGCGACGACCACGCCAGCGGCTACTGCGTGGGCACGCTCGCCCGTCTCGGCATGGAGTATGCCAGCACACGCCGAGCGACCTTTGGGTGGAGCCAGGGATTTGCTTACGGGTTTTACAACGACCGCGCGTGCGCCGTGAACCTGGTCGAGCGCCGACCCGACATGCCGTGGCTTTTGCCGCTATGAAACGCAAGACAAACGCCATCGAGACCGCTTGGAAGAATTTCTTTTCTGACAAGAAACCCGAAGACCCCAAGAAACTTTATGCGGAAGGCTGGCGGTCCCCGAATGACATCGCCGCGCAGCTCAAAACAACCATCGGCGCGGCGCGGATGCTGTGTCGGCGGGCATCCGAATCGGGAGAATTTGAAGCCAAGAAAGTCCGCGTGAACAACGGGTCGAGCCTGCGGGAAATGTTTTATTACCGCCCCAAGTCAACCCCTTGACAGCCTAGCCCCATAATAAAAGTAATGCCAGACGACGCCACCATAGTTGAAGGAGATGCCGGATTTCTCGGCATGGCCTCGCGTCTCAACCCGCTCCAACTCCCGCCCGGCATGGTGCAGCGGTGCGAGAACATGCGACTCGACCGAGGCGTCGCGCAGACGCGAAAAGGCGCGAAGCGGCTCGGCGATGAAATCGCTGCTGGCACTCAGCCGCTGGTGGTGCCTTTTGTGCTGGATGCCAATGCGATTGTTCGCACCAGCTACGATGGCGGCATCTTGGCGAGCGGCACATTTTCTTCGCCAAATTACAACGAAGAGAACGAATACATTGTGCTGTGCGGGCCTAGCAGTGCCTTTTTGTGGAAACAAAACGAAGCTATCCAAGAAATCTCATACCCTTCTGGGGAGGCTCTAGCTATCTCGGATGAGGCTTCGTGTATCCAATCTTTCAACAGATTTTATTTACTGCGCGAAGCCGACACCTCGCTTGCCGGATGGGAATGGAAATACACGAGTGCTTCTGGAATTAGCGTCTCTGGGACGACGGCGACGATCCATTTACCAGCACACGGCTATTCTACGGGCTATCGCATTCGTATCGAGAAAGGGGCTAGCGCCGCTCTTGCCGGGCATGAATATGACATTCTCTCGGTAACGGCCAACAGCTTCACGGTTGCCGTTCCAAGTGGCACGGCTAGTGATTTATCGGCGGGTATTGCCATACGCCGCGTGAAGCCGCCGCTCTGGTGGGATGGTTCGACCGCCGAGTTTGTCCGCGCCGAGGCCGGAGTGCCTGCCGCCGGAGCTTCGTTCAAAGCCCTCCGATCCGTTCCCTGGGCGGCCTACATCGGCAACCGGCTCTGGATTCCGGATGGCCGCGACACGGTGGCCATCAGCGATGTCCTCGATCCCGATACCTTCGATCCGTTTTTTCAAACATTCCGCGCCAACGCAGGAAGCAACGACTACCTTGTGGGGATTCATCCGTGGGTGGAGGGGCAGGCGCTTGTGTTCATGCGGAACAGCATCTGGATCGCCAATCTCTCGGACTCGGCGAATGCGGGCGGCACAGACTTCACGGTGGACAATGCCGTTTCCCGGCTCACACTCCTCACGGACGAGATCGGTTGCGTGGCCCGCCGCAGCATCGTCACCGCCGGTCAATATGTGTTTTTCCTGAGTGACGCTGGCGTTTACCGGCTCGATACCCAGCTCGACTTAAAATTGCGCGCCAATACGCAGCCGCTTTCGGATGCCATCGCCGACCAACTGGAGGAAATCAATTCCAACTACGCTTACCTCAGCGTGGGCAAGTGGTGGAACAACCGATACCACCTTGCGTGTCCAGTAGGTGATGCAGTAGCCAACAACACCCTCTTTCTTTACAACGCGCTTAACCAGCAATGGGAGAGTCGCGACAGCTATTCCATCAACATTGATGAGCTTTTGATCGCTGGCTACGACGAGCGTCGTCGTCTCTTCACGGCTTCCCGTTCCGGCACCCTCTTCCTCCTTGATGAAATGGAGCGCGGCGACGATGTGCCTTACTCCAACGATCAAAATGCTTACACGCCGGTCGATGGCTACCTCCTGACTCGCCGCTACGGATTCGGAAGCCTTAACAGCAAACGCCTGTTGCGTGCCAAAGCCTCAGTGCTTTTGCCGGGCACCGGAGCCTGCGAGCTCCACGCCCTTACCACGGACTACGACGCCAACTTCACCGTCGCCACCTTGGCAAACACCACCGAAGAACAAGAAGACTACACACTCAAAGCCCCTCTCCGCTGCAAGGCGACCTACCTCGACCTTGAGTTTACGACCAGCGCCGAGCGCCCAATCCTGCGCCAGATCAGCGCCGAGGCGACCCGCAGCGCCTTCGACCCGACCGAAACCCGCACCCTTAATTAACCATGGCCACTCTCACTAAAGGCAAAAATTTCACTTCTGGCGAACTAGTAACGCCGCAAAAGCTACACGAGCTAGTCGATCTAGGATCTGTTTCAAATATAGTCAATTCAGACATTTCCAATGCCGCTGCAATAACTGACGATAAACTTTCCACCATTAGTTCCGCAGGAAAAGTTGCAAACGCCGCGACGACAGCCACAAGCGCAAACGCAGGCAATGCTATTGTCGCCCGCGATGCTTCTGGTAATTTCTCAGCAAGCACCATTACTGCTTCTTTATCTGGAAATGCAGCCACAGCAACCAAGCTAGCTACGGCGCGCACTATCAATGGAGTGGCATTCGATGGTTCAGCCAACATCACTATTGCCACAGGCGTTTCTGGCACGGTGCCGATCACCCAAGGCGGCACGGGCGCAACGACAGCTAGCGATGCTCGCACCAATCTCGGCGCGGCGGCTTCCTCTCACACCCATGCTGTGGCAACTACCTCGGCAGATGGGTTTATGTCATCTACTGATAAATCAAAACTGGATGGTATTCCAAGCGGTGGCGGAGGAGGAACTAATGACGCCAGCAACATTACAACAGGGACTCTCTCAAATGCGCGGACAACAGCAACTTCGTCTGCAATTGTTGATACTATTGTAAGCAGAAGTGCGTTAGGAGGTATTTCTTTAGGTCGGCCTAGCGATCCGACTGGGTTGGCCTTAGATGGATGGGGTGAAATATGGTCACTTAATGGAACAAATTATGGCATATTAAAACCAGGTCATGTATCTTTATCAAACAATGGGGCGGCTGGAACTGTATATGTGCAATTTTCTGGAGGGGGAAATACAGCAGGTTTTATTTCTAAAACAAGCCCGACAAGTGTCGCATATTCAACATCCTCTGATTACCGTCTTAAAACAAATTTAGAACCTATTTCAAACGCTATAAAGCGCATTTTGCAAATCCCAGTTCACCGTTTTAATTGGACGCACGATCCGACCGGTAAAAAAGTCGATGGATTCCTCGCCCACGAAGCGCAAGCTGTTGTGCCAGAATGCGTGGTTGGCACTAAAGACGAAGTGGACGCCGAGGGGAAACCAAAATACCAAGGCATCGACCAATCCAAGCTCGTTCCCCTCTTGCTCGCCGCCGTCCAAGAACTCGCCGCCCGCGTCGCCGCCTTCGAAGCCCGATGACCTCCGCCCCCTCCATGCTCAAGCAAGACCTCTACCGCAGCCCGAAGCTCGCGGTGCGGCGGAGCCCTGTGCATCGCTGGGGAGTCTTTGCGGTCGAGCCTATTGCCGCGCACGAACTCCTTGAAGAGTCGCCGTTTTTCTACATCGAGAAACGCGAGGTTAAGAAAACCCCTGCGTGCGAGCCATACACTTATTACTTCGACGAAGCCTGGAGCATCGTCGGCCTCGGCCTCGCCGGGCTCTACAACCACGCAACCACCCCCAACGCAGACCACCAACTCGACAAATTAAACGAGGTCATGCGCCACTACTCCACCCGCGCCATCGCAGCCGGTGAGGAGATCACCCTCAACTACGGCGAAGAAAACGCCGCATCCTTCCAGAAAGACTAAATACTATGGCAATGAACATGAGCAGCGGCGGCGGTGGAGGAGGCGGTATGTCTGGCGGTGGCGGTGGCGCAATGAGCGCACCCGCAGCGATGAGCAACGCCATGAGCGCAGCCCCGGCAGCAATGAGCAACGCAATGTCCGGCGGCAACAACAACGCCATGTCATCAGGGTCAACCGGGTCAGCAATGTCCAACGCCATGAGTGCGGGCAACAACGCCATGTCCAACGCCATGTCCAACGCCATGTCTGGCGGCATGGGCATGGGTATGGGCGCGAGCTTTTCTGGCCCGCCCCAACCACGCAACTTTGCAAATGAGATGAGATCCATCTCAAACTTCGCCACAGACAATGCCCGATCCCAAGCGGACATCACCGTGGACACCGCAGGCCGACTCAGCGACCAAGCCCTCGAAAGCACAGGCGACATTGCCGAGCGGTTGGAGAACAGCACTTACACGGATGCCGCTGCACAAAACATAACGGACGCAGGGGCATCTGCCGCCCAGCTTGGGCAGAGTTATAACCAAATCGGCCAAACCGCCGAGCGCGTAGCAGCCTACAACAACCCCGTCCAAGACCGGCTGAACCAGATGGCCCTTGGGAACCTCTACCGTCCCGACCAAGTTTCCGCGCAAAACATTTCCGCAGACCAAGTGCAAGGTGCCCGAGTGGCCGATGTCGGCCGCATGCAAGCTGCGCAAGTCGATTCAGTCGCAAATGTTGGCGCTCGCGGCATTCAAGCCAGCGGGGCAGAGCGTGCCCTTATGCGTGAGGCCACTGGCGGCGGCATCATGGGTCAGCTCCAGCAACAGGCTTCAAACGACCTCGCCCTCGGCCGCAGCCTCTCCGCCGAGCAATCCCGCGACGCCACTCAAAGCGCCCGCGCCGCAGCCGCCGCCCGTGGCCTTGGCGTTGGCCAGTCTGCCATGGCTACCGAGCTTCTGAACCGCGACCGCTTCGCCACCCAGCGCGAGGCAGAACGCCGGGGATTCGCCAGCGCCATAACCAACCAAGCGACAGGAATCCAACAAGCCGCCAACCAAGCCTACCAAGGCCGCATGGAAGGCAACCGCGCCCGCGACCTTCAAGCCCAACTTGCCAACCAGCAGACCGGCCTCCAGCTCGGCCTCACCAACGCCCAACTCCAGCAGCAGGCCAACGCCAACTCCTACGAAGCCTCCCAGCAACGCGCCATGGCCGATGCCGGCTACGCCCAGCAAGCCACCCTCTCAAACCAAGACGCCAACCTCCGCGCCTCTCAATTTAACAGCAGCCAAAACCTCGCAGCGCAAGGGTCTAACCAAGCAATCAACTACAACGCGAACTACGCCAACCAAAACTTCCTGCAAGGCGTCGCCAACCAGGATTTCAATCAATTCACCAGCCAGCAAAACATGCTCGGCAACCTCTACGGACAGCAAGCAGGCGTCGCACAAAACCAGTATTCCAACAACCTCGGCCTCGCCCAGGGTAATGTCGCCCTCGACCCCTACCAACGCGCCCTCGGCAGCAACATCCCCATCGCCACCCAAGGCAACTCCGCCAACATGATCGGCCAGAGTTTCACTAACACCACTGGCTACGGCCAAGACCTATACAACACGAACCTCAACGCTCACGCCAGCATCTACAACAGCAGCTTGAATAACGCGGCCTATCTTGAAGGGGCGCGACTCCAAGGCGATGCGTCCGGCAGGGCGGCAAACATGCAAGCCGGAGCCACCGCAGCCGCATCCAGAAACAACATGATGGGAATGGGCATTGCCGGAGGCGGCATGGCCGTCGGCATGATTGGAGCCGCTGTTATTATCTAATTCATGAAACACCTCATCGCGGCAACCGTAGATCGAATCCACGCCTGGCACACCCGCTGGCCCAACGCCGCCGTGCTTTGGAGCGGTGGCAAAGACAGCACCGCCATGCTCCATGTGCTTCTGCACTACTGCGGCATCGATCTCCCTGTTGTGCAATACCGCGAGCCCAAGCTGCGTGAGCGCTACGCTTACAGCGACCGCCTCATCAAAGAATGGGGCCTCACCATTTACGACTACCCGCCGACACGCATGGCCATCGCCGACGGACCAGATACCGAGACCGGCGAGATGCGCTTCGACATGCTCAAATACTACCAGTGGGGCGAGACCGCCGTAGTCATGAGCCTCGGCACCGAGCGACCCAAGCCCGGCGAGAGATTCCTCTGCGGCGTCACCGATTTCCTGCAACGCCCCACCGGCAACTTCAACTGGCCATGGGAAGCCGTTTTTATCGGCACCAAATACCAAGACACCGACCTCATCAAAGGCCATGTGCCTCTCGCTCTCGACATCCGTAATGTCCCAGGTGGTCCAGTGAGCCTCTACCCCATGCGCGACTGGAGCGACAAAGACATCTACACCTACCTCGAAAACCACGGCGTCACCCCAGACCCCACCCGCTACATCAAGACCGAAGCCGGATGGGTCAACAACCCCGACAAATCCCTCAACGCCGACTTCTACCCCACCTGCTTCAACTGCGTGGACCGCCATGCAGGCCCGCATGTGGACTGCCCCAAGCTCAAAGCCCGCATCAGCAACATCAGCCACCTCGCCCCCTACGAAGACATTGTTTTCCCCGACCTCGGTTTCAAACCCATATGGAATACGACTGCCAACGGTGTGGAGCTTGCTGCTCCCACAAATGGAGCTGGCCCGTGCTACGGCGCGACCGCTCCGACGCCACCGGCATCCCTGCCGACTACCTCCGCGCCGACTACCCCTTGCTCAAAACCGACCCCTGCGGGCGCTGCATCGCCCTCCGTGGCGAGGTGGGCCGAGGAGTCTCCTGCTCAATATACGATGTCCGCCCACAAGCCTGCCGAGCATTCCAGCCCGGCAGCCCACTCTGCCTAGAAGCCCGTAAACAGAAAGCCCTACCATGCCCTACGCCCCAACCGTCAATGACCGCTCCGGCGAAATCCTCGCCCAGCATCAAATCAACTCTTCAAACATGCTCGCCGGAGCCAAGGTAAGCTCCGCCGAGACCCGCGCCGCCGGAAACGAAGCCCTC